ATTAATCCATCATTTTTTAAAGTAGCCGTTCCAATAAGTTCCGCCAGAACTGACGCAACCTGCTCTTTTGTCATTACCCCAACAGCATTTCCGGCTGCGTTAATAGCGACAAAACTGGATATGTCTTCCAAAGCAGGGAGAGCCAGTGTAGACTTCTTCAGCAGTTCCGTTTTCGACACCTTATGCGGCACGCCATCCGTATCATAAACCTGCACGGTATCGGGTTCCCCTTTAGAATCCTGCACATTCATACTTTTAACGTACTCATTCACTTTTTCGGTTTTTCCTTCATTAGCATATCTAAGAATATCATCTGTTGTTTCGCCGTCAAACTTTGATGTATAGCTTAATTCTTCCATATCATTGACATATTAAGATTAATAAGATAACTAACACTGTGTAGATTATAATTGCCTTGTCCATAATATTTAATGTATTGCGTCCTCAAGCCCAGCAAGAAACCATGGAAGAAGCGACGCTGCATGATGTCTTACCCTGCTAACTTCATCATCTGAAAATTCGGTATCGTCATCGCTGGAAAAAATTTTTTCTGCTAATTTTAAATCAGCAATACCAACTCCTGTCACATTGTAAATGTTATCTGCAAACATTTCTCTGACATCAATCTCCACGAAATCGGATTTATCTATCTTCGTGTACTTCTTAAATTTTTTAAAATCTATTTTCATGATTAATCAACTAAAATTCCATTTTCAAAAACCAGGCTATATCTTGAAGGTATCGAGCCATTCTGTATAGTCCATGATATTGTTCTCGTTACTCCTTTTTTGTATGTATATGAGCCGTCGGCTTGCAATGACCATCCGGTACCGAACTCATTAGACAATATCGTATTGGTATAAAGAGCTCCGTTCACATGTACTCCTCCGTCAAAATATCCTGCATAAGTATTAGCGATATGCGGTTTACTAGTGCCGTTCCTTGAAGCATAGATACATGCTCCACCGGCATTGCTTCCGATTACTTTAACCCCAAATTTCCCGTCAGTTGCACCATTGAAATTTATATCAATCATACCACTATTAGCATCCGTAGGGACACCAAGCCGTATACTCCTGCTATCATTCCCGAAATAATCCCTTCCCTTCCAATTCAAGGAACCGTTGTCTATAGTGAACCCTCCAATCTTAGCACCATTTGCAGATATTGTTCCGGAGAATGTTCCATCAGCTCCGTCCAAGTGTTTAACTTTAAGACTATCTACATCCACACAGGATGTTCTTAACATAGGTTTACCATTTTTCCACTCAAACACCAGTCCAGCATTAGCCCCATTCCCATCTGTAATTTTGAATTTATCTGCATTAATCAACACTTCAGATGATGTGACCTTCAATCCCGCTTTTTGGAAGTCATTTTTAACAGAGATTGCGATACTGTCTACAGACTGTATAATTGCAGCCTTCATTTCTTCCTCGGTAACAGCAAAAGTTATTTTATCTCCTATGTTTATTACAGAATCACCTGCAGACAAGTACAACTCACGAAATTTACCTTTTAACCCTTCAGACTTAGAGTAAGAAATATAATCGCCTCCCTCTCTATCACCGATGTAAATTCGTCCATGAATCTTTACATAACATTCTTTCTTTACACGGTCATATCCAACTGAAAAAGAATCCTTATTAGACAAAGAATACCCGTCTATACCTTGATACATATTTATATATGGTGCACCATCACCGTATGCAGACAGCACGATTGCGCTCTGATAGTCTGGGTCTGCTATGTCACCTAATTGAACAACGGCGTCACCCACTTTGGGTATATCGCTTCCTTCGTCACAATGATTCACTGATACATCTATCCAGTTTTCACCAACAGCTGTAACCAATCTCCACCAATAGTGATTAGATACGCCTTCATACGTCCCTTCCTTAATATTGAATGTCTGAGAGCGTACTAAATTTCCTGGTTTAAAACGATTCTCGATTGCTGTTTCGCCGTCATCAGTCAGAAAATAGCACCTATATACAGCTCCTTGGGATGATGGCTGAACGTATGCTTTGCTGCCATCTGAATAGTATTTCGCGCTACCATCCGCATAATAGAACGGAACCGCATCAATACGCTCTACCTTTGTTATCGTAGCCCTTGCCCCGCTGGCGTTGAACATAAAAGAAGCACCAGATAATTCCGTTTCCATAATTGACAGCATCTGGAATACGGCTTTTCTTCTTACTTGCAGTTTATCAACTTCACAGTATGAAGAACCGTCTTTATTCCTCTTGAGAGTGAATCCTGCCCCCATTGGTCCTGTAACGAAATCAAAAGATTCAATAAATGGAGCAATGACACCTCCAAGTATCTCAAGAAGATATTCCGTCTTGTCATTGCGGTCCTTACGCAACAACTTTCTCAGTTCTTCTTCCAGCGTTTTAAAATTATTAGCAATGTGACCAAAGTTACGCTCCCACTTTAAACGCACATCACGCCCGGTATCATTCTGGCCATTCCATGGAATGATATTTTCAAAATCAACTTCGAACTCTGGAATAAAATATTGTGTCTGTGTCGTGTATTTATATGTCATGAGAATTCTAATTCTTGTCCGTTAAACTCCATAAGAAGTGGCTGCCAGCAGCTTTTTTCTTCATACGTATCCAAATCGCGGTACCGAAGCATATAATCAGAATAGCGATTATGGTCAGTCCGATTACCAGGAAGGAGCTGAGCATGAAGAACCGTGACAGGCCCATGTGATTTATCCCTGTCGTATGAATAAGACATAAAGCTGAAGGAAAAACTTTTCCCAGCCCTAGTCAGTTCGTGCATCTCCTTAATTGCTTCATATATTTTCATGAAGCAAAAGTACTCTATATACCTCCCGGGAAAAAGGACATAAAAAAAACTGCCGGCCTTCACAGGCAAGCAGCCAAAAAGAACTATTTGAATTTGGATTTATAAAAGAAAATTATGAGTAAAACAAGAGGAATAAATAGCCAGCAAAACAAGGGACTAACATAAGGCTGTTTATCAACAGATTTAGTATTCTTATGTTCTGAGGAAGATTCTGTTGAAGTACTATCAACTGAAAGATTTTGAGCTCGAGTCTGCGATGTACTATCGCGATTGTAAGACTTATCGTGAACCAATTCTGTTTCTTTACTTAGTACAGGTGAAGGGTGACCAGAAGAGTCATTCACTACCTGATAATCTCGTATCACGATACGGTAATTATCACGCCATGTTTGTGATAACCCAGATAACGACACATGATCATCTAAAGCGAAAGCCTTATTCTCAGTCTTAATGTCAGTTACACTCTGAATTGATTCATCCAGCCGTGCCGTCCGGCACGACTGGAGTATCAACCCTAACATAACCAACAAAACAAAACCAGTGCAAATGACAAATAAAATATTACTTGAGTCAATCTTTTTCATGATGTAATAAGTGCCGCCTTAGCTCGAGTTAAATGTTCACCACGGTCTTCCAAGCCATTGTATCCACCGTTAATTTTTTTCGTGATTTTCATCAGCTGGTCACGGTCGGCCAGTTCATTCAGCTTATTGCGGTGCCAGAACCATCCGGCCACCAGAGAAGCGAGGTCTGGCTGCTCTACCCGTTCAGGGTGGTGCAACAGATCATACTCATGGTTGGTATATTCGTCGAACAGTTCATAATTCGTACGGCCAGTAAGCTGAATAAGGCCACGCCCTTTGAAACGAGGTCCATCACCAGGCATCACGTTACCCAAGTCTTTTCGGCCTTCGTATGCTTCTCCGGAAGCAATTTCACGGACATAACGAAGTGAACCACTTTCATGCGCGATTTGAGCAAGGAAATGCGCTTGACGCATTGGGGTATCAATCTCAAATGTGGCCATCGTATCGTTCAGATGCGGCAAGAACTTGTCTATATTAGCATCTGTCGCAAATGGCATAATCTTTTTAAGAGTTGTTTTGTCCATCGTTAATATTCTTTTTAAGTTTATACCGATAAGTGTAATCAATGCCGAACAAGCTACCGGCGAATGTACTCACTTCCCCATAGGCTATTAATACAGAACTGTGTATCTCACCGACCGGAGGTGTCCATAAACCCATTATCAGCATTACCATGCCGCTAACCGTAAGGAACGCGGCCATGGCAAGCTGTATTGTCATCTTTTTATTTTGCATATATATCTGTGTTTGTGTTATTGCAAAATTACCCTATAACCGCCCGATAAAAAAGGACATCAACGGCTGGCATTTTTCTCGAGCATCTCCAGCCTTTTAATACCATCCCTAACGGAACGTACGTTAACCGTCAGCTCTTTGGCAGCGATGGCCGACAGATGTACGTTTGATTTTTGAAGTTCTTTTGCTATAATCTTAATCCAGGCAAGAATCTCAGAAGAAGAAAATCCCCCATTATCCACCGGAAGAGAGTTAGTAGTATCATCTGTATATCCACCCAAATAACGCCCGCTCCGGATACGAACCTGCTGGAGTATCTGTGTCGTATTCAGCATACCGATTGTTCCATTTTTCTGCGCAATGTCAAACACATCCAGGAACTGTTTTACGTGCGGGTTGGCCACACCTTCATGATTGGTTACGAATTCATTCTTGTGGACCGGGATAACTCCGGCCACATCATGCGAATCGCCTTTAGCCGTATAACCCTGAACGTAGTCATCCGAATAACCACCGGTGTAAAGTCCTTTAGCTTCATCAGCCTGCTGCTTGGCCACAGCAATCTGAGCCATACCAGCTATTACTGCTGCAGCTGCTGCAGCTGCTCCTAAAGCAGGTCCAATTACAGGAATACCCGCCATCGCTTTATAGGCTTCCATTGCAGACACAGCCGTACTTGCTGTGACTTGCAATACCTGAAGGGCAAACTGTTTATCGGCATATTTTCGTTTTACAGCTAAAATCGCCTCTTCTTTCTGCTCCTCCAGCTCGGTCGTATCCTTACCTTCTTTCTGGGCTGCCTTAATCTGCGCGTCATAACGTTTTTCAATCTTAGAAATCTCGCTATCCTGCATGGCGTTCATCAGCTGGGACATGGAACCAGCCAACTGGTTGAATGTATCCAGTGCAGCCTTACGAACCTGAGCGCGTTCTTCTTCCTTCTGCTTGTTTATTTCCGATAACCTATCCTGGTATTCTATCTCGGAAATAACACCTGCATCATGGAATGCTTCAAGAAGAGCCAGCTGGCCATCAAGGCTCTGTTTATATTTGTCAAGAGCATACGTATCCTCAACCGGGTCTTCTTCCTCGATGATTTCCATCTGACGCTCCTGAGGCTTCACCGGCTGCTGGTTAGCCAGTTTATTCGCATACAGTCTGTTGGCTTCAAAAGTCATAGCAGATAGAATCTGCTGGTCAATCAAAGAAGCGTCCATCTTAGCTTCAGCGTATAACTCACGCTTCTTGCTAAGGTATTTAATCTCCAGGTCATATAACTTCTTCTGGTAGTCTTCTTCTTCAACCAAGCCCAGTGCGTGCTGACTGCGAAGGTCCTTCAGCTGTTGCTCATATTCTTGTTTAGCCTTTCCTACCTTATCGTCCGTCTCATTTAATACCGGTTCCGTAAAGATGTCCTTACCTTTAGGTATTTTATTAATAATTGCTATCAGCTGATTTTTCTGGTCAAGCAATTTAGCCAGCTCAGCGGCTTTTTCATCTGTATCATTATCTAAAGCGCGTATAAGTGCTGCCTTTTGAGCCTGGTTTATGTCACTTCTCGATTCGATAATCTTTTTCTGCTCATCATAATATTTACGATATGCTATTGTTTCTGCGGACAACTTATCTTCAATAATCTGCACTTCAGATTGAGCATCTTCCCTCAACTGACTAAGCTGACGCTTATTAAGCGTATCCATATTTTTAGCTCTATCCTGAACCGAGCGCAAAGAATTCATATCATCTGCATTCTGCTGTAAAGCATCGTTCAATTTTTTTTGCGACTCCGTATTTTTGTCCGTCTCATCACGGAACATGGAAAAATATGTAATTGCAGCTGTGACACCAGAGATGACAAGCCCCCAAGGGCTTGCTTTTGTGGCCTTACTGAAAAGATTGGTTGCCATGGTAGCCGCTTTTGTGGCCACCGTGTATGCTTTTTTGGCTAATGTCGCACCATTCACTACCAGTACATAGGCCGCGATGGCGGAAGTAACAGTCACTATTACACGTTTGTTTTCCATCAGTACAGACACAACGGCACTCAGTCCCTTCACTGTCAGAGAACCGGTGGATACCATGTACTTCATGACGGGAAGCAACTGCTCTCCCAACTCTACGCGAATGTCGGCAAAGCGTTTTTTTGCTTTGTCTAATTCTGCCTGCACGGTGGAGTTCTGTACGCTGAACTCGTTCACGACAGAAGTTCCTTCCACGAATGCCTGGTTGGCTCCCAGCTGTTCCTTACGTACCTTTTCCACATTTCCGGCAAGGGCTGAAATCACGCTGGCGGCTTCCGCTCCGGAAAGGCTCATCTTATCAAGAACCGGGGCCATCTTATCCATACCGCCCATACGGTTCAGTGCTTCCAGGAAGGTAAGTACCGCTTCATTCACGTCCTCACTCATCAGCTTGGTAAACTCTTCCACCTGCAGTCCGGCCAACTGGGCGTATTTGGACGGTTCCTGATACAGTTTAAGAATCAATCCTGAAAGTGCCGTAGAAGCCATTTCCGAGCGAAGCATATTCTGGTCAAGAGCCGAAGCAAATCCCATGATGTCGGTAATTGCCATGTTAGCCTGTTTACCGACACCACCCATACGGGCGGTAAATTCAACCAGGTACGGTTCTGCAGCTGAAGAATTCTGTGCTACAGAATTGACTGCAGATCCGACAGCCAGCATATTCTCTTTCAGCGAGCGGTCATCTGTGCCGAACATATTAGCTAATTTCCCTATGGAGTTTATAGCCTCTTTACCTAAGTCTTTACCCAAGGCAACATTAATCATGTCGGCCGCTTCGACGAATTCCTTCACTCCTTCCTTGGTAGAGATACCCAGTTTCCCGGCATCCCCTGCCAGCTCGTTCAGCCGTGTACGGGCCGTACGGGTATCCATCTGCTTGAACTCCTCGTTCAGCTCTTTCACTTCATCTTTAGTCAGCCCGGTATATTTAATAACCTGCGACTGTGCTTCCTCCATTTCGGCGTATTCATTCACACAGCTGCGCATGGTCAGCGTGATACCGGTTAATCCGGCAATCGCGCTGGCCGCTATGGCTCCGTATTTATTGAAACCATCGGTCAGTTTAGACAGGCTGAAACGAGTCTCATTTGCTGTACCACGAAGTTCTTTTATCCGGTTATTGACTTCCTTCAGCTGCTCGGAATACTGTTTGTACAGTTCCGTATTGGGATTCAGCTGACGAAGAATTGCGTTTAAATCCTTCTGTCTTTTGCCCAAATCACGCAACGACAAGTTGGTCAGCCCAATTTCTTCATAGAGGTTATCGTATTCCTGTTGCAGCTGCTTGAGAACATTAGCCTGCTGCTTATATTCTTCCGAAGTTTCACCGAATTGTTTTTTTGTCTTCTGGAGTTCACGGTTGGCCGACCGCATTCTCTCCTCCAGTTCAATCATTTTCTGCCGTGCCTGGTCTTGCTGTATCACAATCTCCAGCTGCACCCTATCAATTTTCAAGCTCATATCGTGTTATTGTGTTTGTGTTAATCATCAACTCAACTATCCAGCCATCGGCCATTATCCAGCCAAACGCCGCCGTCACGCCATTTCCCATCTGACAGAATCCATCTTTGCTGGACTTCTGTATCAGAAATTGAAGCAGGATAAAATGTTCCAGTCCAGGCTTGAGTTCGACCGTTCGGCCCTATGGTGTATTCTATTTCCTTTGCCAAATAACGTCGGTTGAATATCTCGAATACAGAACTGGCCGGATATAAATTGCTATCATAGCAAGTTATCTTTATCGCGTTTTTCCGGTCTATCTTATACGCATTGCTGTAGAAATACTTCTCCATTTCAACAAGGTTGAATGTCGGATAATCAGAGGGGAGCGTAGCCGGCCAGCTTGTTGTAGGGAAAAACCGGTCAATAAATGCCAACGGATATGAGTTAGCAGGCATCACACCTATTTGAACAGGATTAAGTCCTCTAAAAAAAGCCAGGAAAATATTAGACTTGCTTTCTTTTTTTTCGGAAAGATTATTCACCATGTTGTGAATCGAATCGTAAGTGGTTTCATCCGGTTCATCATCTGATACTGATACGCTAGGAATGTAATATTGACCAAAATAAAATTCACTCGGTTCAATACCTTCCATGTAAAATGCCCGTTCAGTCAATTCAGCAGGAACAAATTCCAACTCCAATTCAGACTCCGCATTTTCGCGCACCAATGATGCAAGTTCATCCACCATTTCCAGGTTAGACATGATACCACTACCCTCTAAATAGATAATCTTCCGATTCACTGATTGATAATCAAAAATCGTGTCCGTCACCTGATTTTCCGGTTTCCCAAAAAATGCGAACAAGCCTTCATCTATTACTTTATGCTTAGCTGCTTCTTTCACCACATCCGGAAGGCATCGCAATTTATAATACTCCGTAGACGGCAACTTATATTTTATCGTAGAATTAACCGCATCCGCTTCTTCCTCTTCTTCTATTTCTACTGTGTAAGCATCAACAACATTCTGCAGGTGTACGTTGCGAACCTTAGGAAGATAAGATACGTTAAGAAGAAATGAGACTTTTTTGGTACGATGGTCTATCAAAAAAGAGCCGTTAAACATGGTTTCTATATTCTGCAGGAAATCCTTAGCCGTCCACCCAGGTAACATTTCATTCCATTTGTATGTTTCGCATACATGTACAATATAAACACTCTTATATGGAGTATCCTCTATGGCATTATATTCAAGTGTATATCCCAAAGCCTTCAGCAGTTCACGCATGTATGCGCACAGATAAGGCTGCGGAATATAATCATAAGGCTGAATGTTCTCCTTTTGCACGATGTATCCGGCATAAGGATTATTAATATCGTTATTGTAGAGTCTGTACAGCCATATATTTTTATCCACCTGATGCAGGCTGTCGTATGTCATCATCAGGTTATAATCGACATCAGGGTATGTTTTTTTGACATAATCAGTAGAGACAGAACCGTTCACCACCGGGTTGGTCTCCTTCATCGCCAACGTAGAAATCAGTTCATCGGAGCCGATAAAATAATTCAGCTCTGAATTACCAGATACCAGCTGAATGCTGACTTTGGTATCTGTCCATCCTGTGATAATTTCGGTACCGTTCAGATACACCCGGTTATCGGCCACCAGTACGGCCTTTCTTTTAGTTGCCGGACGTTCGGTAATGTTAAGGCGGTTCAGGAAACCATATAGTTTTGCATTCTCCGGAACAAGAAGCGACAATTCTATGTCATACGTATATTCACCGTTTTTGGTGAAGAACGCATTTTCCTGCTTTACGGTGATGGAAAACTCTGAAGGCAGCACAACCGCAATACCATCTATGTATAAATTAGTCATAGCTTGTGAATTTAAGTCCCATGGAAAGCCCGTTCAACCCTCCGAATATCTGATACTCCCATTCAATCTTATAAGATTCTTCAGGAATAATATCAACACAATCACTCTCCGCGCCGCGCAAGAAATCGCGAAAAACAAGCATGATATGCTGAAGTTCGCAATAAAGTGCCAACTCACCTTCTTCATCCAGCTGGCCCGGGGAAACACGCTGGCAAACGAAGATGAAAGCCTGCTGGAAATCTTTTACATTATCGGATACACCGACCGCCTGCGCATCCGGATAACTTACACACAAACATACACCGGACTTATTTTGCAACTTTTTGGTCATGTGAGACTCATTCACCGAAATAACGATGTGTTCAATCTTATTATCCAACTCCTGATTGGTTTTATATACCAGCTCGCTGATATACTCACGAAAAGCCTTAATATCTATCATAATACTCTGTTGTTGTCCGGATCAGCGAAACGGAAAGAGAACTCCACCGCCTTCAGTACATTTTTCCGGAAATCGCGTTCATAATTATTAGCCGAAATCACAATATCATACCAGGTACCATCTACCAAAATTTGAGCCTGCTGTGCCCCTACGAAATCATGCCAGAGCTTATAGTCCGATTGCAGGAATATTGCGCCAGAATTTACCGTATATTCATCAGATGGGTTAACCACAAACTTACGCTCGACACCCCACATGTAGCCCGTTTCACTGTCATCTGAACCCTTCAACACCATGGAGCCAACCGCACATACCGTCTCCGGCACATCAAACATATTCAGGAAACGGAAAACGAACTTCTCGGTGTAAGATGTACGGTCTACGTGGAATGTCATATTGCCAACCGAATATGAATAAAATTCCTTACCTGGGAATAGTTCCTGAATACGTGAATATGAAGCATCAAGCGTGCATATACCCCTTTCACCAGCGTGTGTGTAAAGTGTACCAGAACTCACTTCCCCATTCACATCTGAAATAGTTACGTCAATTTTCTGACCAGATGAAAGGAAGAAACTTACATATTCATAACTACCAGGGCGTGATATTTTATCCTGAATTGTAGAAAGAACGCCCGGAGAATCTGCCGTTTTTTTCGAAGCAAAACGAGAAAACAGCACATAGGAATCAGCGTCTTTAACTCCATTAATCAGGAAACTGAAAGTTCCTGATAGTTTCTGTTGAAAAAGAGTTCTACCTGTCGGCCACAAACCCCACAAAGCTTTTGCACAGAAACGGCCCAGCTTACGCACACGTACCTGGTATGCCGCATCCGGCACATACTCTTCAGATAGTATCGTCTGCCCGTTGAATTGCACCGAAAATGTGATAGTAGAATCCGTATCAATGATGTAATCGGGCATGTCGGCAGCCAGCTCGACAGCGCCCGGTCTTTGAATTACATTCATACTCTGAAATACTTATTTGTTTTAGAATTAGATGGTAGCAGGGGAATGTCTTCACCTGAAGTACCGTCACGTAACTTTCTCATGCGCTCCAGCCAGTCGGCCGCATCCGCCTCGAGCATGGCGGCCATCCGCTGGGTATCGGCCAGTGATGCCGGCTGTGAATCGGACATCCCGTTTGCCGCATTGAATCCCTGTACAACCGAATAAGGGATAAGCTGAAGGGGCATTCTCCGCAATGCCACCGACATGGTAAGCAAGGCCAGTGCCTTGGACGCCGCATACCTTACATCAGATGTGGCAGATTCCAAAAGCGTTTCAAACCCTTCACCATAGGAAGGCGCCACGGTGTCAATCTGTACCTCACGAAGGAAGGGAAGCAAAAGAATATACATCCGCTCGGACTGTGATATAGGGAAATAAGTATCAAACTCACGTCCGGAACGAATCAGCAGGCCAGCCGCATTACGATACGCATCAGACTTCTGCCAATCTGCATCCTTTGATTCATTCAGCCAGCGAATCAATCGCTCCACCGCACTGTAATACGCCTGCAGGTGGATACTGTCATCACGGTCCAGCTGCCACTCCCAGGGGATTTTGTCGGTACCGTCGGAAGACAGCTTCACCTTGCGGCCACTGTCTTCATGACTGACATCGTTACGCTGGAAGTAATGCAGTGTGGCCAATAATGCAATAGGCCGCTGCACCAGCTGAACCAAACGCACCTGATCGTTACCATCACCTTTCAGATAAGCATTTTCGGCCTTGTCGTATACAGCCCGGCCAATCACCTGGATTAATTCATCCGTAGCATCTTCGATGTCCATTTCTATGGCCGAAAAATCGTTACCGGCATAATAGTTGCCGGTCATCCGGCGCAATTCAGCTGCGCCCTGGTTATTAAGATTGAATATCATGGTTTTTAGCTGATTTTAGAATAGCATCTGCTTTTTGTTTATCATCCAATAACTTGAGCAATACCCGCAATAACTGGGTATTGTCGACCTCTTCAATACCGCCGAATACACCCGATTCCGCTACAGAGAACAGTATAGAGTTCATACCGAGCGACTGTTCTGGCGTGTTATCTTTCCCGGACGAAGTGAAGATGGAAGCAAAACATACTTCACAGCCATCCAGGATAAACGTACCATTGAACAGAAATTCGCAAAAGCTGGCCATCCAGCAATACACGCCCCATTTCAAGTAGTCCGGCATACCCACAATATCCTTTGCAGCTCTGCCCAATTTCGACGAAGAAAACGGTATACGTTTACCGTCTTTTTTGCGCCGATATAAAATCGCACACAATGAATTAAGATAAGCCACATCATGTGTACGAGTGTATTCGTTCATCATGATTACGGCAAATCGGAATTCACCGAAAGTCAAATCTGCCCCATGCGATGCAGGGCCCCAGAACCCGGACCAGGAAGGAATCAGATTAACCGTTGAATCAAAAGTAAGGGCAATGGTATTTGTCTCTTCGTCTACCCTCCACTGCCAGTCCAATGTCTTGGCCAGCCTGTTCACCAACAGATAATAATCCTTCCGTTTCGATTTCAGGCCACGATGGCGAAGGACGTAACGACACCACAAGCGTTTGACATCAGTCAATGAAATAGCCTTAGGTGTCAGTATCAGAAGCATACGCAGCTTCAGGAGGTAAGCAAATTCAGCCGGCTGTACCTCTTCCCAGCATTCAGGGAATTCTATATCCTGTTTCATAATCACACCTGGTTTGTGGCCCGACTGGAGGCCGTTACATTATCTTCTTTGTTAATCACTTTGCGGTAAATACCCAAAAACAAATCCTTTTTATCCGGGAAATTGATATGAATGGCATCATTAATTGCTTCCAGGCATACGTCTTCAGGTATCTGCGTATCCGCACCGTAGAACAGTTTGAGGGCATAGAGCATCTGAGAGCCGGAATCACCCTTCCCGTCGATGATGATGTTGGCCAGCGAAGGGTTCAACCCCAGCCCACTGGTCGTACTCGAGTCGGCAATACGTGATATTTTGGTCAGTGCTTCAATGTACTTGTCGATGTTCATCTCAATGGGTTCTATCTGGAACTGGTGCACATTTCCATCGGACGGGTCTACGTAATCAGTCGTCATGAAGAATTTACCGACATTGTTCTTGCCCGCCATCACATCGGCCAGCTCACGCGACAACTGGTCTTTAAGTGATTCCATGTGCAGGTACACTTCCTTTTCCGTCACCTCCGGATGCGCCTGCTGGTATTTTTCAGCCTTCTTATTCCAATATTCTTCTGGAACATGCACTACGTATGCTGCCGCAATCATATTTTTATTCAGGTACTCAATTATCTCCGGAAGCGAATTGGCATCATGCATCCAGGGCATTGAGCCGAAGAAGGAGGATATCGCGTACATATTCCGGCCAAAGCTCCGCAAACAATGGTATTTCACGGCCACTTCGTGCTTAGCTGGCCGTTGTCGGTCAAATACCGGATATTTGACATATTTCTGGCTGCCGTAAAAATCAAAATCTCCGTTCAGGATATGTGTGACAGAATTCAGGTATCTTTCGTCATTCTCCGGCCAACACAGGCGGCAGTCTTTAGACGGCAAGCACTCAAGGCTGTGTATCCACGGACGTCCTACACGGACGGATCGTGCGGACACATACTTGACGAATACCCCGTTCAGGTGGTTGTATTCGGTAAATGATTCCCGGATGAAACGGCGATAATCCCAGCTATCAAGCCATGACTGCACTTCCGGGTCGGTAGTCCACATCTGGACGCGTTCGTTATTCTCGATACCCACACGATACAACATCGGCCCCTGACCGTATAACAAACCAACTTTTCGAGAAAGAATACCTGGTGCCAGGTTGTTTTTCTCGAGCAGGTTACGGACAGATGAAGGCAAGTCGTTATCTGCCCCCCAGGGCACGATACGGACACCGGCCACTGTCGTAGGGCTACACTCCCAGTCTGACACAGCTGATCCGAACAGGTGTGTCAGAGAATCACGAAAGGAATCCATGCGGATGGCATAGGTGCCGACCGCTGTCTCCACAAAATTGATATTACCGATTTTCTTATTCATTTTTTATACGATTTTCCAATATACCTTTAAGTCTTGCAATCTCTTCTTCAGATAGTCCGTACATGACACGCCCTATCAGCCGATTCAGGCCCCCATACATATTACGGGCGTACCAACGGTTCTTTTTCTTGGAATTCTCACGGATTCCCCACACTTCACGATTGGTGTTTACTTTGGTCTTATTCTTCTTGTATCCGGACATATCGACACAACGACCGTAAGAGAAGAAGGATACACGCTGCCCCGGGTTCTTTCCTTCCATGAATGAAGAATAATTCAGCGAATCAAGGAGAGAACCGGAGTCTATCAGCTTCTGTTTATAGATGGCATCTGACAGTGCATCGCACAGTTCCTCGCCGAATTTGGAAAGTTCTTCCTGGATAAAGAGTAATTTAATATCGTCTGAAGCCTGGCTATTCATAGTTACTATCTGTTTTGGTACAAAATTAGCTTCAGACAAAGCCAGAGAAAAGGACACAAAAAAAGCCCCGCCGAAGCGAGGCTAAAAAAAAATTTGCAAAAAATGATCGAATTCTAAGCCAATGCAAAGATACAACAATTTATTGAGTGACAACGTGTCTTGTAATATATTCATCTTCTGTTATATCTCCACGATTCAAACGTTTCCAGTCCTGAAGGTCAAAGGTTATCGAACGTCCGTCATTCGTTTGTATCTGCTCCGGAACAAGGCCCATTTCGGCGCGAATCTCATGGACAAGAGCGAGCACAGAATTCAGGCAAGCATCTGTATCTATACGATATACCAGTTTCATGACTCACCTCCTTTCGATTCGGCTTCAGGGATAAAAGCTGCAATCTCATTCCGGACGAAATAAACCGTACGTAAGTGAGTCAGTATTTCTTCTGCATCCGCATTGAGTGATTTCATGAAATAATCTATGACCTTATCAAGTTCTCTGACAGCACAAGCGGCTCCATCCTGTTCTGTCCAGTTCTGAATCACATCTACTGCTGCATCCGGCACAATACAAGGTTTCATCGTAAACCTCCTTTCTTTCCAGGTAATACATTTGTTTTCTCACTAAAGCGGAATTCTCTCTGAACCTTCACTAAGTCAATATAGGAAACAGTCTTCACATCATCTTTTACAGAAAAAGATAAACGAATCGGACCTTTTACAATAGTATCATCATAATCAAAAACAAACGGTTTGGTCTTAGGATATTTATCATTCAGTGTGTCCAGAATCAATCGTGCTTCTTCGATAAAAGCATCCTTTGACAGGTCATCAGGGAACAATGTATAATTAAAAGACTCTACCCATTGACCTAACTCTTTAGCTTTTGCATTAATCGGAGCATAAGAAAACGTATAATTAATGAACCATTTCATCGTAAACCTCCTTCCTTGCAAAGACGTAAAGAATGAATGAACCATACCAGGCATACTAATGCGGCCAGCGGAGTAAGGAAAACAGAACAAGCAAGAACAGAAAATGACAAAAGCGCATGGATGATCATCAGCATTTGCGCGTTTGTGATGGGCTCTTCCATCAGAGAAGACATAAAATGGTTTTCACGTTCTAACCATGTAGAACCAGATTCCGCCTGTGATACAGGGGTTGAAACTTGATTTTTCATTGTGTAGAGCATTTTAATGAAACAATATATAATTTAATTATACGGGAAAGGAAACAAGAAAGGTTCCGCTTTCCCGTTGCTCTACACCTTGACAAGGCAGTGGGCGCATTAACGCACCACACGGGGGTCGGAACCAAAAGTTTATATCAAAGCTATGGACATAAAAAATGCCCGCAGCAAAGTTATTTAGCGAGCCATCCTCGCCTTGTCGAAATGTAGAGCATTGCAAATATGAGGATTTATTTTGGAATGGCAAAAGAAATAGAGAATAAAAAATTCATGCCATAACAATAAAACTATGACAAGGAAGAGAGATTAATAGATTTGGATAACTTTTAATTTATCATTAAGGAAATTGAGATATACATTGTTTGGATATTCCCAGAATTCATAATTAATATTATCTGTAATAGTAGTACGAATATTATTTGGCTTACCCATCAAATATAAAACACTTTTCTTAGACATCCCAATATAAAGTGTCTTAGCTACTAATCTATAATTAATTTTTTCTTTTGGTGCAGATGAAGATGAACCAAAAGAAAATAAGGATTTAAACTCGTCCGTTAAACTAAGCCGGTAGCTTATTTCTGAAAAATCCATCGACATGGTTAATGTGTCACCTCTATTAACAAGACTGATAGTAGCATTAAGATTTTTGTCTATATTTAAGGCAACACATTTAAACGGAGAACCTTTCCTGTATAGCTTAGACCCTTTTTTAAGATAATAAGTCTTTCCTAAATATTTACGTTTTTCTTTATTAAACGCTTCATAAACAGGTTTCATTCTTTCTACCTCAAGTAGACTATCCTCAATTTCGCATTTTCTCATTAATTCTTTCCAAGCCAATTTGGCACTATCTTTCTGAGAAATATTTTGACCAAAAACAAACAACGGAAAAACGATTAAGGATAAAGCAAACAAAAGTTTTCTCATAAAAATATAGCTAACAGTTAATAATCTGCAAAGGCATAAAGCCTTCATTACGAAAATAAGTACGTTCAAATAAAAATATAAAGGCGAAAAAGGGTCGACACGTACGTGTCGAGGTCTCCGCACGTACGCGTCGAGGTCTTGACACGAATGTGACGAGGTCTCCGCACGTACGTGTCAAGGTAATTAGATTACTGCGCGTTCTTTTTATCGAACTCTTCCTTAGTCATGAAGCCTTCTTTGATTTGCTCATCAGAAGTAACTTCTTTTGACAGCAGCCAGTGATAAACATTCTGATTGCTGGTTGTAACGACATAAGCCTGTTCAAACTCCCAGTTCCTCTTCCCCATGTAATTCATCGCGTCTACCATGGAGTTAAATTCCAGCTTCTCTCCCTCGTCATCAACCAGATATTGCTTCGCGCTGCCAGTCCAGAATTTTGTTTTCTGGCCAAAATCTACGGTCACAATGATTTTGGTACTCATGAACTTTGCGCTACCTACTAATTCACAGAAAACTTTGTAAGGCTCTTGAGCCATCACGTTCAGGCTAACAAAAGCCATAATTAAAAATAAAACTCTTTTCATAGAAATAAATATTTATTATGCACGGCAAAGGTAAAAAACTTTCGTGACGAAAATATTTATTTGTGAATAAACCTTTAGCGTATCCTGTTTTGTGATTGATAAAGAAAATCCTATCTTTGTAGAAAAGCAGGTAAAATGAAGAAAATAATAGACTTTATAAAGTATTATAGAGAGCAGCGTCTTAGAGAACGCTGCGTAAAATATGCATTAAAATCCTGTAAAGGAACAGAAAAAAGTATCGGAACTGAAGCAACCTTACTTTATAATTTTTTCAAAGCAGAAAGTAAAAATCTTACTGCTTTGATGTAATCCTTCTCGCAGGAAGAACAACCGGAACGTTAAATCGAACCCTACTTATAGAACTGTTTCCTTCTGTATGCGATTTAGAAGCACCACCCCCAATAACACAACTCATTACATTAACTTTACCGTCAGTATTCTTACTTTCATCAATAGAAACAGTAAGGTCAAATTCGACATTAGTCAATAATCTTTCACCAGAAGCAGTCTGAATACTCTGCATATCTTTTATCCGGACATAACTCAAAGGGTTAATTGTAGCATCTTTGTCTTTATATTCCTCATTCAAATCAGATACAGAATCTATAATTTGGGAAATAGTACTTTTAATAAATTCTTTAAGTTCCATAACGAAAAAATCACCCCCTCATACCGTGCGCCGACCGGAACCACCCGGAACCCGATTGAATACGGATTACACGATATGAGGGGATGAAATAAAAAGGTTTATATTCGGCTACTCAAAAGTATGAAATTGTTTTTGGATGGCAAAATTATAGTAAGAAAAAACTCCTTGTCATTCGATTTTAAATAACAGGGAGTTTTATAAAAGAAATCATAATTCAGTTTACTTATTTACCGGTATAACCAAATAAATCTTGAATGATATTCTTTTTAAAATCTTTATAAGGCTTATCTATAAGTTCATTATATTGTCTCTCAACATGTATATTTATGCCATCATCAAAAATATTAGCCACAAGTTTATCCCTAAAATTATCACTCTTACCTAAAATCTTATCATAAAGATTATTATCTACAGCGGAAAGGAAATAAATAAACTTTTCATTTAACCCCTTGAATAATACTTGGATGTTTTGTTCAACAGCTACTTTATTAGCACCAGGGTCTCTTAAGACAGACAAATGGGTTTCCAAATCATCAAAAAATGAATAGACATGCTTGAGATTATAATCCAGAATCAATGTCTTTAGCAAACCTATTCTTCTATCAGCTTCCTTATTATCATCTTCTTTTTTATCTTTAGTCCTATATATATAAACCGCAAATCCAACATTGAAAAGAGCAATTAAAACTGTAGCGAGTTTATAAAATAAATCAACAAGGTTCCTTAAAGAAAACCAATCACCAGTGTTGTCCGAAACCAAATTTTTCACAGGAGCATTAACCAATGTGTCAACAACCTGTTCTATAATCAAATTATCCCCTAGCATAAGTTATATCAATCAAGACCTGTTTTATCATTAATTATTCTATCAATAGCTTCATCCAAAGGCCCCTCAATATTATAACCGTTTGTTTCCCACTGAATCATTTGTAAAAACCTATCTTTACCATATTTCTTTACTACATCATAAAAGAATTGTTCCAAGAATGAAGGAGTAATAGAATACACATCGCTGGGGATTTTTACAACAACAATATCGTTATCATCAAAAATCTTATTGACATTACTTCTTTTCCGAACATCTTCACCTCTGTCTCTACCTGTAAAGACTCTAGATTTTACTGAACCTAATTGTGTTCTATAGTTCTCCAAATCAATAATATTGTTAGTTTTCATTGTTTAAATCGTCATCATTAATTAATAACTTAGCAAATATAATAGTACCTGGGAAATATTCAGGTACATTTCTCACATATTTTTCATCAGGAGCATCTGTAAGCTTACCAGATTCATTAAACGAGATAACACCACCAGGATATCCACCATCATGGTCAACCAGTTTATATGTACCATCAAAATCTATACGCGTATTACCTGAAAGAAGATACATACGTGAAATATCATCAACTTCCTCATCACCTTTAAGTTTAAAGAAACTATTTATAAACTGTATTGTACCATTACCTCGATGGCAAACATCACGAGGAATACAACTCACACCACCCTGTAATGAATAAAGTGTCCATAAACTCTCTTCTGTAAACTTGTCTTTCTTAAAGAAGCTATGTGACTTGAATTTTTCTGACAATTTTATCATTTTATCCAAACATTCTAAATTGATTGCAGTACCATCAATAGGATTCTTAAACTTTTCATATATAGTTTGTCCAAAATTCATTATCACTAGATTCAAAAGTCCAAAATGCTTACCATTTTGCAAACATTCTTCAAAATACCCAATAAGATAACGATATTTTAAGGAGGAATGTTCTTCTGCATTTATCAATGTTTCTCCAATAACATATCCTAATTCTTGCGCAGCTTCTTTTTTGAGTGACTTACCTACTCTTGATAAACAAGAATTGACATAATTCAACAATGTTGTTGTGTCTATCTCTTTTTGGATTAAAGCACTGTTTGTACTAAGTTTCTTCTTGTCAAACCTCCTCAGTTTATATGGGATTATAGAGTTAAAATTGTATCGTCTATTTGTTAACTCTGCAGGTGAACCTATAGAGTATAACATGCGAATAACATCTTTATTTTCAATATTACAACCACCAATTGAACTTAATCTAATATATTTATCATAAACTCTTGCTTTCTTGCACAAGTTGATAAATTTATTAATATCCAACAAAATAGCATCTAAAAAGACTTGTGACGCTAAATCTACTTTTTTGCAATTTCTATAATCAAGTTCTAAGTGAGCACAAGTCTGAAATAAAAAAGCCGCTATAATTGAAGATAAGAAATCATAACTCTGTTTGGCATTATCAATTATAGAAAAATATTCTGGAACCAAGTAAGTACCTTTAATTTTATATTTTTCTTTTTTTAGTTTCTTAATATAAAACATGCTATTCTCACAACCAGTTAAATAAGCAAGATTTTTAGGCAAAAAATACTTTATTGCATCATCATAAGAATGAATGTTTTTACCAATATCTAAAAACGTTTTATCTTCACTCATAATTTGAATATTTCTTCTGTTGCGTTGATGTTTTTTATATATGCTTTTTAGCCTTCGTCTAAATCGTCTATGTGATAAATATTGACTAATCATAGTAGTTAAACCGAAATGGCGAACTCCTTACCAAGATAGCCCAAAGGTGTAACCTGCACCTTAATCCGGTTGACTACGGATTTATCTTGATAAGGAGTTCATATTTTATGGTTATAACAACCATATATGGTTAAATGTTCGGGCATTACAAAGATAATAACTTTCGAATAAAAAAAGCGGAACTTGTTGAAAAGTTCCGCCCATTAGTCAAGATATTTCGGTAAGTGTTAATCAAGCGAAATGTACTTGACTTAATTCATTCGCAAACTCATGTACAGATTTTTGTATTTTATCAATAGTAGTACGCGATGGCTTGCGATGTCCTGTCGCATAATGGCTTAACTGACTTTTGTTGATTCCTGTAATCCGAGATAATCCAGCAAGAGAAAAAGCCTGTGTGTAATAAGAGAGGAAAGAAGCCATGTCATACTTAAATTCAAACTCAACTTCTTCAAAAGGCTTTCCATCACGTTCGTATGATGATTTAATATCCTCATACCCTTTTTTGAAATCCTCAATAGCTTCTTTAGACGTTGCGCCTGTAGCAGTAACCAAATAGTCCATATCATCCGCATCCATATAGATGCTGTAGTTACCGTCAGAAGCCATTTCAATAATAGCAGATACCTTTTTCATAATCGTGTATTTTTTAATGGCAGGACTTATTTCAGTCCTGCCGCTTTCATAATTGCTTTTAATGTTCCGGTTGCGACTTCCTGTTTTCCATGGTTACTCATTCGGAATCGCTTCCCCGTTTTCGGACTTTCCCAGACTGGGTGTCCGTTCTGTTGTTCTCCAGTGTCAAAGCACCCGGCTTTTTTAATCAGCCGTTCCAATTCGTTGTACTTCATTTCAATGTTCGCTTGATTAACACTACAAAGATACTCATTTGAGTATCTTTTACAAAGAAAGCAACCATAAATGATACTCATATTAATATCATTTAACAAGAACTATAAAGATAAACGATTCGCTTTTGCGTATAAAAATCGCCGTTTTCAGGCGTAAAAAAACGAAATACCTTATTCCCCGCCGCCCGATTTGCCGACAAACATAGTGCGAAGGCAAATCGGGCGGCGGGCGGCCGATGCGCTGCCCACCTCCCTAAACGCTGCTACGGCCATTTGCAGCCCCTACAAGCGTCCTTCGTCCCCGTAGCTGTAATAACTTCCATCCGTTACTATCACGTGGTCAAGAAGCCTGATATTCATAATTCGTCCCGCTTCCAATAGGGCATGTGTCAGGCGGTCGTCGTCCTGACTGGGGCGGAAATTACCTGACGGGTGATTGTGGCAGAGTATCATGGTAGTGGCATTACAAGAAAGCGCCTCATGTAAAATCACTCTTACGTCTACCTGAGTAGACGCCAGCCCTCCGACTGAGATACGCTGTTTGCGGATGATTCGGGATGCCTGATTCAGGAAGATAACCCAACATTCCTCTACTTTCAGGTCTGCCATGTAGGGAAGCATCACTTCGTAAACGTCGGCGCTGGAAGTGATACGCCTGTAGTTGTTCTTCCGTTCCTTGATTCTCTTGTATAGTTCAATGACTGCCAGTGCCATCTCTCTGCGTGCCGGTGTCAGCAAGTTGCAAATGTCTTCTATCGACACATTGCTGCCGTTCGCTAACATGGCGTTCACCTGATTGCTTGTTTCCTTGTTGTTGGTGAGCTGATAAACTACTTCTGCGTCGCTCAAGTGGCGGCATTCTCCGCAAATTTCGAATAAATCTTTCATAATGTTGTTATTAAATTGTTAGACAAATAAGGTTTTCGCTAAAAACATACCTCCCAAAACTGAAGCACCCAGCATTTCCAAATGGCAGGCAAAACGAGCGTAGGAGTACCCACGGGTTATCACGTCATCGAAGACAAGCACTTTTTTACCTTTGAAAAACTCCTTGTCGAAGTTGATTACCTGCACGTCGTTTACGTGCTTCCCTGATTTGCTTTCGTGGATTGCCAGCCGTTCACCCTCTACCGTGATATGGCTGTATCCGTTTACCGCTCCCGATAGTCTGGCCACTTCTTCCGAAAACTCTCTGTATCGGATTTCATTTTTCCGCTGGCTGCTGGCTGGGATACAGACAAACACCATGTCACTCACTGACGTGCCAAACTGCTCACGGATTTTCTTTGCGACAAGCTGGGCAGCTGAAGCGGCACATTTACCGTCTTTGAATGCCCACACAAACTTTCTCACCTGCCAGTCTCTTGCGCTGGCCTGATACTTTGTGGGCAGGTAGTCAAAAAAGTTGAACATGTACTTTCTGCACTGGTTTAGCATGGATTCGGTAAAGGGTTTCATATCGGTAGGTTTTAAATTTATTCTGGTGCCGAGCTCGGGTGTTGAGCCTTTTCTTTCTGCTCTTCCTGCTCTGAGCTTTTTTTTATTCCGTTCGCTTTCGCTGCGGTTTGTTTTCGCCTTTTACACCTGCTCAAAAGGTGTTCTGAAGCGTATAAAGACAAGTTTTCCGGAAAAGCACAGCCTTGAATACTACCCTGAAAGGGTGGAGATTTTTTCAGGAACAGAGCTTGAACTTGGCATACGAAGCAGAACATTTACCTTTGCAGGTACAAAAGGCATAAACCGTAGCGGAAGTGATACCGAATTATTGGCGAAGAGCAGACAAAGAAGAGCAGTCAAACAATACATAGCTTTAGCTATACCGCCAGTAGGGAGAGCAACGGGGCGGGTGGGCCGCTGCGTGAACGCCTTCGCAACCTCAGAAAGACTACCGAGTGTCTTTCTTCCTCTTAACCCGAAAAATCCCCATTCCATCATCAAATAGCCTGCGGTTGCCGATGGAATGGGGATTTTTCGGGCGCGAACCGATGTAAATGGGGTGATTTATCAGAAATTCGGGGCGAGTTTTTGCGTGAAAACTTGTCCCAGCAAATCTAACGGACTGAAACAGAGGTTTCAATCCGTGGCAGGAATCAAAAACCCTTGGTTTTTGTTACGTTTATGCCCGACGCGCGCCGCCCAGCGGTTGCGATTGCAACTAATTTTCGCCTTGGGAAATGTGACGAAGGCGGAATCCCACCCCCTGCAAAACGGCACAAAAAAAATGCACCACCGTAGTACGGCAGTGCATCCAACCATCCTTAGCGAACGGTCTATAACATTATGGGGCATACGATGTCACCTTAGATTGCCATATACGCAAGAACTCCTTACGCATGAGCAGGTACTTGAGTGCATCTGTCAGGTTGGTAGATTCTTTAGGCAGACGTTCACGCGGCAACTTATCCCCAGTCTTCTGTTTTACCACCATCTGGCTAGCACCATCATCTACTAACCTGGTCTTGGTTACTTCCATTTCAGACTTCAGGTTAGGACAGTTATACTGGTCTATCAACAGAGAGAAGAGCTTACCAGCCAGGTTCCCGGAAAGCAGGTCAGACATAAACCGGTACTCCAGATTCGAACCGATATTCCCTTGTCCTACAGACATTAACTGTACACGCCATCCGGTCCTTCTACCTTCTGCATCATATTCAATGGCATTCTTAATCTGTGTGGCCATATCCGCCTTCACCCCCTTGTAGTTGTTCATCGCACGGTCATAGTACAGCTTCAGCACCTGGGTACGCCGGGGAGCGAAATACCGGACGAACTGTGCCCCCAGCTCCCGCACGGTATCAGGAGGAAGCGTGAAGAACTCCTTCAGCACACGGTACTCACGCCCCAGCTGCTGCCCTACCACCAGAGACAACATATTACCAGCATCCATCCCTGCCTCGAGCGGCATGTTGTTGTTATGGTAACGCAATACCGTACAGTCTTCCTGCCATCCCAGCGGCTTTTGGTCTATAATCTTATTCAGGAACCCGTCTGCATAGAAATGCCGGATGGACAGATTCGGATAGAACAACATGCTGGCCTCTATCTTCGGGATAATGGAAAGGATATTACAAGACAAGCCCTCCAGCCCTTCAGCCAATTCATCAGAGAACCAGTCCAATCCCAATATATCCGCATTGACATAAGAAGAAGAAATAAAAAAGAACGACACACGGCGGCGAGTCTTAATCCATCGCTCTTCCCAGCGTTTCATATTACGACGGGCCAGTTCGACAGCCCTGGCAGCTTTATCAACCTGATTCTGTAATGTCCGCTCAGTACGTTGCCGTTCGACCAGTTCACGGTACTCCTGCAGGTGCGACACATAGGTCTTCTTACATTCGTTATACACCAGTCCGGCACGCAGCATAAGCATAATCTGTTCTTTTTTATTCTGCGCCGACAGCTTCAAAATCCAATCGTATTCACCCAGACGGTTAGGGTTCGGCATATCAGTAGTCAGTGTCCTGGAACGGTACCACACAGACTGTCCGTAACGCACATAGAATCCACGTACGGCCTTCAGCAAGTTGGTAAACTTCTCTTCCGGAAAATATTTAACCTCGTCGCCAAACACGCCCACGTAGGAACGTCCGGCACCAATGGCCAGACGATCCAAAGATATGAAGGTAAAATTAAAGCCCGTGTAAAATACCATGGTATTACGCCAGTCGGTACAGACATTATACATTCGCAACCGCCATTCTTCCGGAGGAGCTTCGTTGATTACGTAATGCGTGCCCAACTCCCACCCCAGCAGCTGGAGCCCGTCAATTAACGATGGAATCACGTTCTTATGTAGGTCAGAGTAAGTATCAGCCACCCATGCGAACGGAGCGCCCGGGCAGTCCTGGGCTGCTTCCTGAACCCGTTCTGCCAAAACCTGCACTGTCTTGGCAGATGCACGACCGGCCACCCAATAGAGTGACCAGGGCATCATGATGGCCAGCAGCTGGGCTGTCCAGTTGGCGAAGCGTGTTTCCACGCTATCCTCTGAAATTTTCAGTTTTTTCTTGCGTGTCATCGAGAATCTCCTCAAAGTTAATATCTATTACCATCGCATCACGTTTAATGCGTGTACGGTCTTTTTCTGTAAGGTCAGGAATCTGGTCAATCTGTGCGGCAAGTGCTGTCCGGTCGATGGAAGGCACACCAATTCGAGTTGAATCAAGAGTATAGACTTTTATATCTTTTTCCTTGATTTCCTGACGTTTTACCTTATCCGGTTTATCAAGTTGTTTAACCTTCCATGCCTGAGTCAGCAAGTTACCGTATATCTCCATATCCTTCGCTCCTGAAGACGAAAGAAGTACCGTCTGTGCAGCTTTCATCAGGTTGTCGTAAATCATATTACGATGTGCGGCAGGCTCAATGGTATCATCCAGGTAAAACAGATTCACGGCCTCGTAGTACATTTCTCTGGCACGGGGACGGGAACAGCTGAAAGGTTCGTGCATGAGCATGGAGATGGCACGATCCTTTCCGTATTTGCGCGTAATGCCGACTACGGCAAAAAGCGCATTATAGTAGTCCTGCTCTTCTTCGGACAACTGATATTTGCAACCGGACTCAATGTAGTCCTGCAGCTGCTCGTAATAAGATTTCTCAAACATCTAAATCATCAAAAAAAACTTTTGAAACATTATTTTTAAACTCGATTGCACGGCGCATCTTGTCCAACCGCTGGGCCTGCGTCACATTCTCACCCGTGGCTGCCGCATCCGCCATGGAAATGCCTTCTTTGGCCGTCTGAAGGAGCTGACCACGGTCATAATGATACTTCAGGGGTGACATAAGAAGGCTATAATAGAACATAAATTCGTTAACCTCTATGTTGTAGTACATGGCTATCTGCTGGGGCGTGTAACCTATCCCAGCCAGTTTCTCGTATTCTTCTATGGGGATACGGGAAAACCATTCCGGACGATTCTTATCTGTCCATTTTATTACCGATTCTGAATTCATAGACTTTCTTCGATTTTAAAAATACATACTGTTCCTCGAGGGCATTTTCTCCATAGTTTCCGGAACCTTCCACCACATAGCATCCGGTATCTGTGTCCAGGCAAGTCACTTTCTTGTGTGTCCATCCATAGGTAAGCGTAATAATACCCTCGTTATGCAGCTGCTTGAGTCGGGCAAAAATCAGCGGCATACGGAACTTGAGCGTTTCGGACACATGAAGATGCACGGTACCAATCAATCCTTTATCCTTGTATCGCAACAGCGCATTGATAATTCGCTCGTTGGTGGAATAAGTGGCCACATAGATGTGTCGCACGTAGCCGGCATGGCGAATCAGGTACACAATGAAGGTAAAAGCAGTGAAGCTCTTACGGGTTTCAATGAAGAAGGCTTCATTGGTTCCCGGAAGGCGACCGCACAGTTCCCGTAGATTATTCAGCTTGAAACACAGAATATTCTCGAACCGCTGGGAGTACATGCGCGACTGTCTCACCTCGGCAAACAATTCGTCCAGATTGAAGTACCTATTCATCGCCCAGTAACCGGTTTATCTCTGCCAGCTCGGACTGGTATGCTTGCAGCCGTGCCCTCCGCTCCAGCTCGAGGTGTGGCTTATCCCGTTTGGCCATCTCGTCCTGAACCCGCCAGATGTTGTTACGTAATCGTTTCTGACGCACCATGAGCTGCTTCACATTCAACGTCAATAATTCTCTCCGGCGGTGAAATGCAGTAAATATCGGATGCTTGCCCAGGATGGAATGATGCTGCTGGTAGTAATTCAATTCTTCCCATATCATCCGGTTCTCGAGATAGGAGTTAATCAGTTCCCGAGCCACCTTAGCGCACTGTTCGGTAGACGTACATTCGCGAAGCTGCTTATGCAAATTCACATAGGCGTGATATTTGGTGAATTTTCGCGATGCCAGTGCTTCGAGTTCAGCCGGACAATCCGGTTCGGAAAGGAAAGGGAATTCATCACGGAACGATTTAGGTTTACGTTCTGAAAACAGCACAACCTGGGAAGATGCCACATAGGTATAATCTTCATCAATCCCATATTTTTTACACAACCAGTCAATCATCAGGCGGCGATTAGCCACCGGATTGGACTTGATCAGGCGTAAAGTCAAAGAGGGTGCGCCCGCCTCGATAAGAAGCTGCACACCCTCTTCGGCGTTCGCACCTGCACGCAACCAGGTGAGAATTGTTTGTTTCATTTCTTAGTATCCAGGAATGGGTTCAAAAATTTCACATTCTCCTGAAAATGCTTCAGGTAAAGGAAACATTTGTCTGCAATAAGCCGTTCGACCGTCTTTGAGTCAGGCTTCTGTGAGACGACCGGAAGAATCCATCCATCTGTATGGAAGTCCAGACGAATGGGGTGTACCGCATACGCACAACCATATACAGTGAGTAAGTGATACTTTCCAGAAAGGATTTCCGGACATTCTTCAAACATCTCTGTCAGCTTTTCCTTCTCCAGCAATACCGGGCAATGCGTATTGTAATCATACGCTGCAAGCCGTAGCGTATCACTCAGCAAATCAGCAGTATTTTTCATCATAACCGCTTCGGCTCCGGTATAACGATTTGGATTGAGCATACCAAAATGCTTAAATATGGCGATATGACACAAGCCTACATTATCTATCAGATAGGAACCAGGTTCAATCAGGATAAATTTTTCAGACACAGACTCAGATACTATGGCCAGCTTCAATACCTCGAGAATATCCAACTGGCTTCCTTCAGCACCATTGTATTCAATATGCTCAATAAACATATCCTTAGTATATTCTACCTGGTCACCAATGGTGACAAAGCGAATATTTTCAAGCAGGTATTGAGCACAAGATTCAATCACCTTCACAACCTCTTCTTCCCGGTGTTTCGCCTTGAAAAAGGGAATCACGACAGTATAAAAAGGATTTACATCCTGTGCATTCAAATCGCCTGTAGCACCTTCAGGTGAAGTATTCACCGAATCAGAATCGGTTTTAGCTTGTAATGTAGCGTCTGTTGCTTCAGATGCTGTATCCACTGCACCCAGATTTTCAGCAGGCTGCTCTACTGTAGCAGCCTGCTCTAAATTATCTTTTTTCTTTGTCATACACCTTCTTCTAATGAAGCGGCAGCTGCCGCTGTTAAACCTAAATAACCATCAATATCCGGGTCTTCTGTTTCTGGAATCAAATTCAGAGGAATACGCCCAAGAGGAGATGAAGGAATTTCGGATGCCAGTTCAATCATATTCTTGCAAGCCTCCTTATCGTCCTGTCCTTCATCAGAGCTGAACACCAAAGGAGTGCAAGGAGTACCAGCGATTTTCGCATCTTCAGTACCGCAATTAATCACGATAGAACCTAAGTCTTCATTCACAAGGGTATTGCGGCAAACCGCCATTTCTTTAGTGTCTCCTGGTGACTCCCATGCTGTATGATGCAAGTACCCCTTAGCATCGGCGGAACCAGTCAGAGTATCCCATGATTTAATGGTACTGGATGTACCATAGACAGCAATCGGTTTTTTACCTTCTGCAAAGGCAAAAGCAGTCACCGTAATACCATCAGTATCTTTCTTAAAGGTTTTTACATCTTCCCATCGGAAGAGAATCACATAATGCTTCTTGCCCTTCGGTCTACCGGCCGAAGAGCTTGTCTTTTTAACTGAAACTAAAGTTTCTGCCATATTCATACCTCCTATAATTATACACCCAGTTCTGCAGGTGCCAGTTCATCCACCAATTCAGTAGGCAAATACGCAAAAATAGCTTCCTTTATCCAGAATCCGGTACCTTCGCGCCACTCTCCCAGTACCTTAGCTGCATAGTCATCAGTAGTCATACGCAAACCTACAGCCTGAGGATTGCGTGACATGACATGTTTGAAGTTTTCTTTTGGTGTGATGAAGAATGCACCGGTACCACGCATCCCCTCGATTGCACCAAACGTAAAGCGGGAGAAATCCACTTTGACTTTCTCACCATCCTCATTTTTTGTTGTCGGGTATTTTGCACGATAGGCTCTTCCGTATTTCACAATCAGTTCTGGGTCGGCATGGATGAACATCGTCTTGTTCTTATACAAAGGACTCACTTCATCTACTGCCTTATCTATCTGGCTCAACAGTTCCTCCCCTTCACCAAGAGCTGCTGTATCTTTCAGCAACCAGGTGATATCAGTGTCAGAAGCCTTTTTCAAGTCACAGAGCTGTGTCAGGAATCCATCACAGGTTTCATCCGCATTATTCGGAGTATATGTACTGCCTGAAGCGGAAGGTTCTTTGTAACGTCCCTTACACAAAGCTATTTCGCGGTCATCGTCCAGTTTCGGCTTAATCAACTGCTCTACGATGTAACGCACAATTGGCATATCTTTCGGTTCCAATGACTCGTCATAGAGATATCCCAATACATCGTTAATGATGTCAGACGGATAAATCTCTACGTTAATCTTCATCGGGAACTGTTTGATGGTCAAAGGAGTAAATTTAGTCTTACCTTTAGGGGTAAACTTCGGAGTAAATGTCTGAAGAACCGATTCAATGGCAGACTGTGAAGCACGTACCTCAAACTTGTCGGTGATTATGGTAGACATATAATTGGTACAAGATATCGGACCAACCAGTTTCTTAAAAATTGACATCTTGTCAGATGAAACATACTTTCCGAACTCAGTTTTCAACTCTGACGTGTCCACAGTCGTGTCACCCGTCCATACATCACCAGTTGCCGCAGCTACGTAAGCCTTGTTGTGAAGCAGGCTCATGTCTGGTTTAAATTCCTTTTTCATCTTACCATCTGTTCCGTTTGTGAACTCTACACCACCTTCACCTGGTAACTTACCCAATTTTTCATTTTCAGCCTTCAGTTTTTTAATTTCGTCCTGAAGCTGAGCAATGGTAGCCGCATCCTTTTTTGACTGGGCTTCATATTCAGCAGCTACACCTTTAACCGATTCCTCGGCAGATACCCCTTCTTTCTCCTCCAGTTCAGCCAAATCCTTGACGAAAGCATCCGTAAATTGCTTTCCCCATTTTTCAGTAAGTTTCTGCTGATCACCGGCAGAAAGAATGGAATGGCCATCGGCATCCTTGGCAAAAGAAGAGATGCCCAGAAACGACATGACGGCAGTAACCGTCAACAATAAATTTCTGTTTCGCATTTTATTTTATGTTTTTGGTTTGTAAATAGGCAGAAACCGCGTTGTCTCTTGCGATTTCACGCGCCCTGTTAATTGCATACTGTTTATCACCGATAGAATCAATCAGGCCGTATTTCAGTGCGTCCTCTGCATAGAACATACGTCCGGAAATGATACCCTCTACTGACTTGTCTAATTTTTCCCCACGGCATGCTACCACTGAATCCTGGAATCGTTGTGCCAGCGGATTCAGCTCTTCGCGTTTGATAAGGTCATACTTGCCCTCTTTAGCCGCTTCAAATGGTGCGTTCTTATAATTGGACAAATCAGAGTATATGGTGTGTATCTTGACACCCTCTTTCTCGTAATACTTGGCATAATCGGGAAATGACATCATTACACCGATGGAGCCGAACTCGGAAGAAATGGTATTCGATGCGATAATTTCGTCACAGAAAATGGCCGTGTAATAGTTGGCAGAAGCGCACATATCGCAATATGCGATTGTAGCCTTCCCATTTTTACGCGCAAATTCAATCGCTGCGGTCAATGGAGCGATGGCATCCACACAACCACCGCCGGAATCCATATCCAATATAATTCCAGATATATTCGGGTTGGAGGCAGCTTCATATATCATATCGGCTATCTCGGTAGTACCATACGCGCAATACGTGCCATACTTCAGCATGGTACCGTGTACGGGAATAATTGCTACGGTATCAGCCGGAAGGTCTCCGGCAAAAGAAGATGTCCGGCTCATCTCTTTAGAGTAAGCCTGACCTTCGATAGGTTTACGATCTGCCAGCGTTCCCTCTGCGGACTTGTCGAAGGAACCAGTAATAATCTGCTCCAGAATTTGGTGCGATGACTCCACGTCACGCAAGGCTATAGCCCATTGGGAGCGCATAATGGCAGAATACAGGTGTGATAAATGCATAGTGTAATTATAGTTTTTTCGTTGCTGCAAAATTAGATGCACTATACCACGCATAAAAGGACTATAAAAACTTGCTCGATTCCGGCTGCTGCCCCTTATATGTCAATCGTAAAGCATGGGGAGAACCGTCACCTGACAGGCTTAGCACCACCGGGAACTGGTCGGTACCAACTACCCTCGAATTGCCGTCAGTATAATCCAACCGAACTAAAAGATAGATTCCTATCCATGCCATTATTTCTCTCTGATTCTCTTGAGAAGAGTCAGAAAACGAAATTGTGAGATTAACCTCGTAATTTGTACCATCAGAAGATAACTGCTCGCTAAATTCAGCAGATGAAAATTTCATTTTGTCCCAAATGCCCGATACCTTAATCTGTGATACACCTGGAACATTAGTCACCGTGGATTCAGACAATGCGATAAAAGACACGCCGCAAATTGCAGCCCGTTTACTTTCTCTATTTTGCATAATTGCTTAAAGTTTAAGTAGTTTTGCACGTGAACCTGCAAAATCAATTAAAGATTAATGTGTGAAATAATATTAAGGGAAAAGGCTTAATTGAAGTTCATTGGCAATCTCAGTAGTTATGCGACGACGATTACGGTAGTCATACTTTTTCACAGTGTCGTAATTAACTGCATTTCTCTTGATATTATAGCTATGAAGAAACGCCTGGATAATCTTATCCTGCTTGTACCCCTTCGAATAGCCTACAAAGAAGTATTCCTTGATACGAAGCCTGAACTGAGCTTCGATGAATAATCGCAGCTGCTTCTGCTTCCATTCTGGAATGTAAACAAAATTCTCACTAAATATGGAATGGTTCCATTCCTGCACAGGGAGAATTATCCGGAAAGGATTCTCCCCCAGCTCTTGCTTTCTTGGTCGGTCCGTAATAGTAACCATTGCCTGGATCATGCGACCTATCTCATGTGTACCATCCGCCATCAGCTCACCCGTACGCCGGTTCTGCTTCAGCTCATGGTATAGAAAGTCCTGAAGATGCGGTGCCAAATCAATAATAACGAAAGGTCTGTCCATAATTATATATGCTTTACGCAAAGATAACCATAATGCGGTAAATATCTCGCATAAAACCATACATATCAACCCACCTTTCGCATAGATAGGTCTAAAATTCGTGCTTGAGTGCACAAACAGCCTTAAAAAATCATATCTATTTGATTATCAACATATAAAAACCGTACTATTTTCGTACAAAACCCGTACAAAATCGAGTGCGCTGGTACTTTCGTGCATTTTTCGTGAGAAAGTACGGAAAGTGCGGAATCGTGCAAAAAGAGTGCAGACAAAACATTTTGAATATCAATTAATTAAATGAATAAAAATTCATTCTGCACGATTGCACGATTTTTTTTCTAAAATAAATAAGGGTATATTTACAGCCTTAAAAAAAATAAAAAAAAGAATATTATTATATGCCGGATTCCGCTTTTTCGCACAAATGCACACCAATTCTTAATCTATCTAAAAAAGGGGTGAGAGGGGAAAAGCCGGACAGGGGAAAACAAATGGCGCACCGCACGCACAAAGTGCGTACAGTACGCCAGGAAAATGCTTCGACTATGGTTTTCGATAAATGTTTCGACTGTTGTTTACATCAAAGCTTCAGGGTAATATATATCGCATAAGAATTCGAATTCGCGTGGGAGCTTTCGGCAACCAACAATCACCGCAATACCTCGTGCGGCCAGCTCGTATAGACGCTGGGTCGTGGATGGGCTTTCGCGGAAATTAAAGTCATCTACCAGCACATAATAGGCCTCTGAGAGTTCGATGTCATATACGGAATGCTTCAGAATCTTCCTGGCATCGCTCCTGATGGTAGCCAACCGGCAGCGCATGGCCAGCTCGCAAACCATGTTCGTACGCTGGTTATTATCCGGACTGATGCAGGTCATTATTTTGTTGCTTTTTTTGCTCATATAATTTGCTATTTATTTGGTAGTTAGCTGAAAAAATCGTACCTTTATAGAGTAATAAATTGGGGTATCGCATACCTACTTCGAGTAGAAATGTCTGCTCAAATGAACAGGTTTTACGTATCCTGGTCTTCTGTATATTTTCCGGTAATCAGCCGAAAATTCAATCTTATCCATACTTATGTCATCGTGCTGGTGATAATATATGTACTGGCAGACTACCTTAATAAACACATCAATACTTTCTGGAATAACCACTTCACAGACGTTAATAGTATCGCCCGGTGCCAGTCCGTCAAGCATATTATATACTTCTTCCTGGAACTGAACGAATCTCACAATATCTTTACGGTATACGTCCAGTTCGGAGTCATCATTCAATCGATATTTTGATAAATCATTGTTCATCAGTAAGAAATTCTGCTATCATTATTATTCACAGCCTTTTGCTGCGCATATTCAGAAGATGTATAGTACTCAGGTGTACCAATGGTAAAATATTCCACACCGCCTGCTTTATCGTCCAGGATAGGATTACCTGAACGGGCGTCAAACTTGCAAGGCTTCCCGGTCACTGGGTCCAGCTTCTGGGGATTGAAAATGTAGCCACGGAACTGGCAATACTTCAGCAATCTCTTTTTGAACTCAGTAGGAGAATTAGAGAACTTGCGCATGTTCGGATCATAGTTGCAGTATTCATCATACAGTGTCTTACGAACCAGCCGGACATTCAAGTGAGAATCTGCACTGAAGTATTCATCTGCCCAGGAAATGAATACCTCAGTGATTTCCTGACGTAACCTACGTTCAATCAAACGCTCCTGCGGTGCCTGTACGACTCCAAACTGAAGGTAGAGCTGCACGCAATTAGCTACCAGATTCCAGCACAAGTTCCATTGTTCAAAATCCCATTCCGTAAAGAAATTGCATCCGAAGTCATCTATCGGCTTATGGGTGTCGTTGTAAAAATCACTGAACCCCAACAGCCATTGACGATCTGTGAAAGAAGCACCTTCACCCCGGATAGCATGATTAGTGGCAATGTATATCTTTGGAGAAGTCTCGTATGGAAATGTAATACGGCGGCCGCCCTTATAATTGACTGTCCAATCCCCTGTAAGATTTGGGAAAAGACGCTCGAAATTAAAGTTCATCAGCACGTCATCAATGAATACCAGTTTGGTATTCTCAACCACATCGTTCCATACGAACTGGTCCTCCAGCAAATCTTTCCGCTTCCCGTTCACGTAAGCTGAAGGCAGAATATGTTTCATCAACACACCAATAAGCGATTTACCGGAACGCCCATTTGATTCTCCCACCTCTGATTGCTTGCCGTCCATGCCAATGACCGCGCGGTTAACGGATACATCCTTGTACTCCATTGCCATATAACCAATGGCACAGAGTTTGGCCAGCAGATGTTTTCGGTTCTCGAGTAATTCCTCCGGTTCAATCTCTACATCTCTCTTACGCCAGGTGAAGTTGCTGGTATTGATCAGGAACTGCAAAAAATGGCAGGTCTTCCCTTCCGGAGACAAGGTATAGTCCAACGTGTCATCATGCCCGGCGAAGGTGATCAACGGACGGCCAAGGTATTTTGCCGGGAAATCACGTCGCTGTTCTGCCCATACATGATGGGTGATTGACTCGTATCCAAGCTCCTTCACTTCATGCTGGGTAACACGCCAGCAATTTTTCTGAAAATAGAATATCTGTTCGGTACCTACCGGATGAAGGAAGTCAGGATAAATGAAGTGCAGCAGGGATAATTTATCCGGCCCTACATATTGAGTAACACCTTTTGATAACATTTCGTTAATACTTTCATTACAATTATTTTCTGCAAATTCAAATAAAAAATCTCGTGCTTCTGACGCTTCAATTACACGTACGAATGGCTGCTCCAGCCGGATGAACTGGAAAGAACCATCCAGTCTCCGGAAGCGGCCAAAGCCACGGTTCTGCAGGAACCGACGGCTGGGTACATAGCGGAACTCATATTCCGTGTAAGTATCACCGCTCCGGCGGGACTTCTCCACCGCTTCCCAGAACATTTCATCAGATTCAATCGCCTGGGCAGACTCAAGCTGCCCGGATTCATTGATACGCCAGCGGTGTGAACCATAGCGGAACTCCGGAAGACGTGACAACACATCCTTGTGCATTTCGGCAAAATGCTTAACCGAATCAAGACCCCATAACGTAGACAGCTTATGGTCAGTGTATGCTGAGATGCGAAAAAGCTGAAGATACTTACCGGTCAGGTTCTTTTCATTAATCAGCTGGTCGAAGTCGGCCATCAACTCCTGCTCCTTACCCTGAAGGGAACCAGCCAGCAGGTCATCAATGCCTTTTTCGTTCAGCTCATTTTTCTGCACATGGCCGACATAGATTTCTACGTATAGTTCTCTGTTCCGGAGAGAACCCATATAGTCACGGAAGTTACGCGCTGCATAGTAGAAATTACGCGGACGCTTCTCTACCTGGTCATTGATACGTATGTTGGCCGAAAGGTCATTCCAGTCGGAATCCATAATGAAAAACACTTCCTGGACATGACACTTTTCGATGATTCGAATCAGGTCTTCAGGAAGACGGCCACCGCAGGCAATGTTCTGTATGCCGGATATCGCCAACGAATACATGCCATGCTTACAGGCTTTTTCGGCCTTCTTCTCACCTTCCTGGATGAAGAGTCGCTGCAGGTGTTCACCTTTGTTATAAAGCTGACGGATTTTGTCCGGAATGTAAATAGGAGTACCGCCCCCATAAGGTGAACGGTACTTGAAGGGTTTGCCTTCTTTATCCAGGTGTTCCTCCGGGTACTGCCAGCGAACACGGAAGTATTCGCGCATTTTGCCGGTCGGTTTGCCCTTTGCGTCTTTCTGTTCATAAGTAACAGGTTTCCCCTCGAGGTCATAATACTTGATAATTACATCATCGCCATTCAAGTCGATGTCACCTTTGGAATTGACCGTACCTTTGCTGAAGGTATGGGATAATGTCACCGTTCGGTTAGTAGTGGAATCAAAGACATGTGTTACCACATCGTCCATGGTAAGACCTGAACCCTGAAGCATAGCAACACAATAAGAAGAAGCGTCCATCCCCTTAAGCTCTTTAGAACCTTGTTTGGGTTTTGTTATCTTTGGTTTCGCAGGAACAGGAGAAGAGGTAATATCCACCCCAAATCGTTTAGCCAGATACAATAGCGCATCATTGAACGCCATGTTCTGTACTTTCATCAGGTAGGTGAGGGCGTCATGGCCGCCGACATTACATTTATTGAAGCACCCATATAGTTCTTTCTTAGAATTGTAATTGAACGTATTCTTACCACATACCGGGCATTTACCCCGGTAATCGTACCCTTTTTGCTCTTCCATGTCCTGGAAGTCTCTAATGACTTCCAAGACATGCCCCTCGGCAGCTCTTTTGATTCTGTCAGTGTTATCTTTGGTTATATATTGGCTCATATTCTGGTTATTTTTTGCAAAGGAAAAAATTAGAAAGTTGCTGCAAAAGGACTATTTCTTAGTAACTATCTCCAACCTGACTCGCCCATGTAGTCCATTGTTTAGGAAAAGTCGGAGGATTTTCATCCATATATCGTCTTCCGCTGCGTAATGGGCAAACGCCCGGATAATCTTACGAGCATGATATTTTTGCATCCTACGGCGTTTTACCAGGTGCAATCTATTCAGTTTTACACTATCTTTTTTTCTTGTCATGGTTTTTCTTTTTTATGAAGAATTTGTGCTTAGCACGCAATCTTCGGTTCAATTCTGAAATACGGTCGTATTCAGTGGGTATGTCTTTATATGTCACCATCTAATAAAACTCCTGCTATGTCTCGAGAAAGTACATCAAGAATAAATATCCGTTCATTCTCTGTGTAATTTTGAATATGTTCCCGGACAAAACCAAGTTCCATCCGAGCTACCTCCTTCAGCTCTTCTCCCCTTGGAGAGAGATAACCGATACCGGCTATCTCGGCCGATATTTCCGGATTTATATTTTTTGTGCGGTCTGTCATAATATTCCTCTTTTTATAAGACGAGATCTTTCTATTTCTTCTCCCAAGCTAATTAAAAACCAAGGGTCGTCATATTCAACAGTAAATATCGACATATCCTTATAACCATCATGTTCCTCAATCTTTATGATACGTAATAATCCTTTATTATGCCCTTTTTCTATTTTCATCTTTAGTATATCAGTAATTTCTTTCTCGCATAAAAAACTTACTTTTTTCATACTACTATATTTTCATCAGTCATCCTCTATAATTTTCTTCCCACAAAAAGGGCAGTACTGGTAAGTTAAGTCAATACTGCTTTGACTTTTACAAAAGGTACCATCCTTCTTTTTCTTTCGATATAAAACCTCTATAGAAGGAAGTAAGCGTATCTTTCCATTAATAGGCGTAAATACACCTCGTATCATTGCATTGGGGTCACCTGTGGCCTCTCTCACTTTCTCCTTAGCATCTTCAAAACAATTACATGCCATAATCAATCTATATTATTTACTGGTTTATAGTCAGGAATCTCACTCCAAGAGCCCCCTTCTTGTACAAAATGTTCTGTATTCACAAATTCGGGGTCGTCAAAATGACGCTGAATGGCATTGATTATATCTAATTCTTCTTCAGCACAATCAATATCTCCCCGCTCAACATGTTTTGCACATATATCACCAAAAATATCTCTGATTAGGTATAACTGTTCGTCTGTAAAAATATTATCTGCCATATATCAATCAATAAAATATTCACAACTATAAGCTCCGGAATCGCTTGGAAAATCTATATTCACACAATACTCACCACACATTAAGAATGGTTTGTCTGAAGTGATTGTACCTTCTTCATTTGTGTTCGGATCTAAAAGTTTTGCACCTTTCACCATTTTGTCCAATGCAGCCTTCATCTTATCTGAAGTAAAGCACGTTATCCATCGCCCTCTTCGTTCTACATGAATTAATCCCATGCCTAATGAAGCCATAGCATCGTTAACTACTTTTTCTGCTTCTGAAGCGGTTAAAACTACTGTTGTTTCAAACTTCTGTACTTTTACATCTGGGAACTTTGCAATAAAATCTTCTTTTACCATAATCAATAATCCTTTCTCCTATCCAAGCAGGATATACATCACAAACAGGAATAGGTAATACATTTTAGTTTTACTCATCTTTCTTTATTATCACTGCTATAGTCTTGGTTCCAGTACCGCTTTCCTTGAAAGCGCCTGCTTCAATCTCGTATTTAAACCCTCCATTATCCTTTAGCCATTGTCTGAAATCCTTACACTCAGATTCACTTCCAAATTCCCAGTGAGGACCAGTTATTGCAGCCAGGACACCTCCGGGATTTAAGCACTCATACATACGCCTTACATGTCGAATGTCCTGATTTTTACTGAATGGTGGATTTGCTATAATCTTATCATACTGTGCAACATCACACTTCGTAAAGTCATCTCCAAGAATACGTATATTATCCTTTTTCGATAGAATCTCTTTATTCTCCGGCATAAGTTCATAGCAATCTACAATTACGTCCGGACAGCTTCGATGAATCGCATCTATGATAGCACCAGTACCAGCACTGGGTTCCAGAACCTTTTCATCTTCATGCACGCCACCGGCCAACATAACAAGCCAGTCTGCTACTTCTGGAGGTGTTGCAAAAAACTGGAAGTCCTGCTGTAAATTACACCTCTTACCTTCATGAAGAATAGAGAATACACGATCTGCATTGAATGGGAATGTGAATCCCTGCACCTTACCGCCTTGCCAGCTTCCACCTGCTTCTTCAATCCATTTCTTTGCTTCAGCATAGGATTTCTTATTAAAGTGTACTTGAGGAAGTTTTAAAACATTGTCCTCAAGCGTGCAATGCATGAGGATTTCCTCCACGCTCCATTTACTTCCCAGGTCATCCTGTTTCTTCTCCTCTTCAACAACATTTGGAGCAATCAGCGTAGATATAGTATTTACTACAAGGTTACTTACTGACATAAATTCATTGACGCAAATAAGCGCATCTGTAATAAATTCGGTATCTACATGACCTGTATCATCATAAACATCTATGCCTTCTACTGAAACTGTTATATCTTTCAAACTCACTACGCTACCACGTAACTGAGCGATTAAATTCTCTTTTTTGCTCGTCATAACTCTTTTGTAGATAAATTCTTGTTGTATCAATACTACCATGACCAAGTATATCTGCAAGCTGCACAACGTCATTGTTTTTTTTCAAATACATTTTTGCAAAAAAATGCCTGAAAGCATGAGGGTGCATCTTGCATCTATCTATCCCGCACTTATCGCCCCAGTCTTTCATTGACTGGCACAAGCCTCGCTGTGTCAACCTACCGCACTTACCTATTGCGATATATCCTGTCTTGTGACTCTCTTTCACGTATGCTTTTACTTCTGCCTGTAACTGCCTGCTGAAAAAGAACCTACGGTACTTATTTCCCTTTCCTTTTAGAGTGACTTCGCCGGAAAGGATGTCCTCCCATTTGAATTGAAAGAACTCGCTTACCCTCGCCCCGGTTGTAGCCAGTATCTTGATGAAGAAGTATCTATCCCGATTAGGACAAGTTTTCAAATATTCAAGCAGCCGGTTGTATTCGGCTTCCGTCGGAACATTCTCCGTATTCAACTCTTTCTTGAACTTTGGGCGCTTCAACTCTATCGGCTTCTTCATCCATTTGCTGAAACGTTCAAGTGCGGTAATACGTAGGCGTATTGTTCTGGGAGACAAACCCTCATCCTCCAGCATCCGCACAAAACGCTTGTAATTGTCAACCGATACCTCGTTGGCGTATTCGAAATATTTCTTAATTGAAAAAGAATATATTTCCAGAGTGTGTGGAGAGTAATCTTCATCCTGTGTAAGGTAATAGATAAAATCGTTCATCAGTTTCATATTCTTATCGGAAACATCGCTTAGCTTCTCCAAAGGTTTAACGGTTTTCTCCTTTCGTGTACGAGAGTACCCAATACCAAGATAATTAAGGAACCCACATAGAGCATCTTTAATGTATGGTTTATCAGATAATTCAACAGCATTCTCTCTGATATATGCCCTATATCCTTTACGGTTAACCTGATAATCACTTTCAAGGAATGATTTTACGCCCTTAATTATTTTACCAATACTCTCATAACTTTTGTCAGTACTATACAAGTTAGTTATGTATTCTATAAATATTTTTTCTTTCTCATAATTCATAATTAATTCCACATATTAGGTCTATCTTTAATTCTCTTGAGGTAAGCGGCAATTTTACGGGAAGCATCTTCCCCGTTTTTAACGAATATCCTGGTATGGGTTTTGTCACCAGGTATCGCTACATACCTACCATTCTTTTCAAGTTCCCGCTGCCGTTCTATTTTCAATTCAGTACCGGAAGGATTCTTTTCGAGGTCTACCTTTCGCGGAATTAACGGGTCGCCTTCTGTTATCATATCATTAAAGTTTAAGTTTAACCATTCATAGATTTATAACACGAGATAAGTTCTGCAGTATTATTTACACCCAGTCGAGCTCTCATATTGTTGCGATGCCGGATCACGGTAAATACAGAAATATTCATTTCGTCTGCTATCTGCTGGTTGGTCATACCTGAAGCTATCAACTCAAGGATATTTTGCTCTTGAGTAGTCAGCTTAGTATTGAGAACCGGGGAACAAACTACACCACACAACTTACAGTCAGCTGTGTTTCGCAACGGGCATGACACCTGCTCGATATGCAGATTTCCTCGCAAGTCAATATCCAGCTGGAGCGTATCAAATGAACCGAAGTTACACCTGCAGAAACGGTGAACCATCATAAACTCATAGTAGGAACGGTTCATGCTGCTTCGTGAATATAATTCAGATAAGGCTGCAAATGCACCCGGATATCTGTCATTAATTAGTTGCAACATAGATTGAATAATCTCCCGGTCTGTTTCTTGTAACACCTTAACCGGTCCGTTCATAGGCTTAACCATCACATCCCCTTCAGGAGTGCTATAGAATTCGATATTTGCAAAATCAATCATGGCTTAGGAAATAATTCTTCAATGGGACGACCTAATACTTCAGATATAATTTTTTGTTTAAGTGGTGGTGGAGTAATTTGTCCAGATAACCACCTGTACACCACAGACTCAGAGGTCTGTGTTTTCTCCATGAGCAGCTTCACAAGTTGTGTTCGCTCATTAGGCTGGGACTTGATGTCAGTAAATACCATTTTTTCAAGATTTTAGTTAATAATGGACGTAACTGAATCTTTTTTTACTATTTTCGTCACGTCAGAAAACTTTCGTCACGCAAATATGCGTAGTATTTTTCGCATATCAAAGTAATTATGCGGTAAATATTTCGCATTAACAGTATATAACAGATGGGAAATAAGAAGACTAATAGTGAGCTAAAAGAACGAATGCTGCAAATATGCGCTGAATTGGGACTATCAGCCAACAAGTTATCAGAAGATAGTGGTATGAGCCGTGAGTATATCCGACAAATGAAGGACTATATATCACCTGAAATGTTGCGGTACATATCTCGCACATATCCCCACATAAATCTTATATGGCTAATAACCGGCGATGGGGACATAGTTAATAAGGCTAATGGCGAGGAAGTATCCTTGCTAATACGAATGCTGAATGAAGAGCGCGAAAAGAATAAATATCTCAGCGATAAAGTATCCCAACTCGAGGAGGAATTAAAAAAAATTAAGTCCTGAGTGCATTTGCAAGTCATTTGTACTCAGGATTTTTATATATCGTAATCCGGGACAATATCGGGACAAAACGATATTATAAGCTGCACAATAAATTATAGAACATTATTGATAATCAAATAGATAAGACGCTAAACATTATGTAATAGAATCCAGTCACCCCGACTGGTGAAAATCAAGGAGTTAAGTCGTTAACTTAGCTCCTTTTTCTTTTATATACTGACGGATTACTGACAGTTGAGGTAGAAAATAAAGGGTCAACGTAAAAACCTGAGGGATTTATTGTTTAGGCATAAATTTTAGTCAGTCTGTACAAAAAGAATGCCTTGTCTTTAACTCCCCTGAACTGCGCACGAAAG